ACTCGGCTAACGAAATTATTGTTGGCGAGGGCGAGAACCACAACATCGAGATTCTGAACTGCCCTTCGTTTGTCGGAAGCGACCCATACAGTGACAGGTTGATGGTCGGCGGCAAGGCGATGGCGAAGCTGTATGAGTTCGATAGCGCACGGGGTCATAAGGGAAGCACAAATTTGTTTCTGAATTGACGCGATTAGACTTCGGTGACTTACAGAGCCGGAGCGTCCTTTTGGCGGGGATGGGCGCGTTGCCCTCCCCCGCCCCTATCTATATGTTCCAGTTTCGCTCACGGTCTTTCTTGGACTCGTGGGTTTTTCATTTTTTGCGAAAGGCGGTGATGCTTTGGCGAGTAAAAAAACACCGTCAAAAGAATCGGTTGTCTGCGCGTACTGCGACGATGATTTCCGTGAACAACACCTTGCACGCAAGGATGTTTCGGCTATTTGGCGGGAGAATTTCTACAAAAGCCGTAGCGAACTGTACCGTAAAAACGATGGCTTCATCCCCGTATGCAAGGAGTGTGTTAAGCGCCTTTTCGACGCATACACCGAAACACTTAACGACAAATCGGAAGCGTTCTATTATCTCTGCGCACGGTTCGACTGGTATTTCAACGAGAGGCTGTTGAGCGAGATAGATGAGCGCGACCCGCTATTCATTTCTTCGTATCTAAAACGGTGCAATCTGGCCCCAAACAGTTTCAAAACTTTCATTGACACGTTGAAAGAGGGCGTTAAGGAGGTTCAAGATGAGAAAAATGCGAAATTAGACGCACCCCCAGAATCTACGAAAAAAGAAAATATCTATCTTCCGCTTACGGACGAGGAGATAACCTCTGAAATGATCGCCAAGTGGGGTTCAAATTTTGAGCCTTACGAGGATATCAAGTTGGAGAATCTGTATAGCGATATGGTGATGGTGAACCCCCGCATGGAAGAAACCCCGCAAGACAAAGACTACCTGCGAAAGATATGTTTCAATTCTGTTATGCTCGAAAGAGCTTATATTGAGGGTGACGAGGCAAAAATACGAGCGTTGTCTGGAAGCTACTCGAAATTCATGCAGGATTCAAAACTCCGAGCGATGGACAAGACAGAGGCGGACAAGAGCGGCGGTTTGCGTAATTTTTCTCAAATATATGCCGAGGTTGAAAGCGATGATTTTATTCCTCCGTGGGCTAAAATCGCCAAAATGAAAGGCGTGAATCAGGACATCGTAGACAGAAGTATCATGCACATTGAAAATCATACAAGACGCTTTAGAAAAGAAGAAATGTATGTCGCGCCTCCAGAAGACACCCCCAAATTAAGCGCGGAAGAAATTGATCCCAACGCGAGAATCTTTAGGGATTGCATTGATTTGGACGGCGATGTCGATGGCTAAAAATTTCAGCAAAAGAATTCAAGCCAAGATAGCCGGTGGCTATAGCGACAATCCGGAACATATCGAAACCAACACCTCCAATGAAATGAAACTAAAATCTTTCCAATTGGTAAAGGGAAAGTGGCGGGAACTGTGTAGCTTCTTCAGATTCTACCCTGATCGATTCTTGGACTTCATCAAGGATCCGAGTTCCCATATTTCCCTATACTTCTATCAAAGGATTCATCTCCGGGTGCTTTTGCGCTACAGGCGTGTTTTTATAGCCGCTACTCGCGGCACGGCCAAAAGCTACATTGTCATTCTCGCGTACATACTCAAATGTATTTTTTATCCCGGAATCAAATTGTTCATCTGCGCCAGAGGAAAAGAACAGGCCGCCAAAATAACACAGGAACGGCTTGCCGAAATATTTGATCACTAACCGCTTTTGCGAAAAGAAGTGAAAGAGTACACTGACTTGAAAGACTATACGCGATTGGTCTTTTACAACGGGTCTTCTTTCGATGTTGTTCAGGTCGCGCAAGCGACAAAAGGAGGAAGGCGTCATGGCGGTTGCGGTGAGGAAATAACCGATAGGAAGTTTGACGGTGATACGTTTAACGAAGTCGTTATACCTTTGATGGCTAACAATCGAATGGCGAGGAACGGCGATTACGACCCTCATGAACTGCACAAGTCGGAAACGTACATCTGCACAACCGGCACTCGGCAACAATTCGGGTATCGGTTAGCGAAAGAAATCTATGACGAGATGGTTGATGGTCAATCGGCGTTCTATTTGGGCAATTCGTATGAATTGCCTTGTTTGTATGGCCAACTTGACATTGATTTTGTTGAAAGCAAAAAGATGTCCCCTACCTACCGTACAGATGATTTCATGCGAGAGTTCGAGAGTATTTGGACTGGTTCCTCTGACGGCGCTCTGGTTTCCGATGTGAAATTGAGAAAATCCAGAACATTAGGAATCGCCGAGTGGGAACACTGCGGGGATGATAGATGCGAATATGTCCTGACATATGACGTCGCTCGTCATGCTGGACAGGCGAACGCTCTGTCGTGCTTGTGCGTCATCAAAACTACGCCGCGAAATGACGGAACGCGCCTCAAAGAACTGGCGAACATCTTCTCGGCGGAAGGGCAGCACGATACTTGGCAGGCGAAATTTTTAAAGCAAAAGGTCAAAGAGTTCAAGGCGAGAATTTTAATCGTGGACTGTGTTGGCATTGGTTCCGGCGTTGTTGATCAGCTGGTTCTTGACCTCAACGACGGGATTCCCCCGTTTGGTGTTGTGAACAACGATAGCTACGACAAGTACAAGGCGGCGAACAGCATACCTATTGTGTTTGCCATGAACAGCACTCACGCTGACACGAAAAACGCGAAGATGATTCAGCACGTAATGAAAGTTTTTAACGAACTGGATGTGTTTCTTTTAAAGTCTCCGCACGAAGGAATGAAAGACTACAGGAAAAAACATGGGTTGACGTTGAGAGACATTGAGGATCAAGCGGAATTGGAAACCCCCTACATTTTAACCGACAACCTTTGTGAAGAAATAATGAATCTCGAATATAAACAGGTTGGCCTTGAAGGAAAAATCGAGCAAATTTCCACGCGAATTCCAAAAGACAAGTTTTCCGCTTTGATGTATGGACTCTGGTGGATTCATATGCAGGAGCGCAAAGGTATGGAGCGGAAGCGAAGCGCGGTAAATTCAAAAAAAATGTTTTCAGGTTTCCGCAAAGTAGACGCATACGGAAGGAGGTGAGCCGTTGGCTAAAAAGAAGAAAAGGAAAAAGCCAATCAGTTTACACAGTCTTTCGGATCAGGATATCATCAATATTAAAAACTCTGACGAAAAGAATTTTAACGCTTCTCTGCAAGGTAAAGCGGCGTTTGATTTGCTCGGCATGGAACGGCTTATCCTTAACGATTTGTCTATGGAGGGACGCTATCAAACCCAGAAAGTGTATGGAGAGATTACGCCTGAGATGATAGCGGAAGCCTTGAAAAATCCAGCGAAACCAAGTAATCGGCAAACATTGATCGCGCTCTCCTATTACCTTTACAATGCGTCGGGCCATTATAAGCGTTTGCTGAACCATTTCGCTACGATGGCGACATTCGATTATGATGTTGAGCCAATAATCAAAGATGTCGATGGTATTAAAGCGGAATCGTATAAGAAAAAATACTTCAACACGCTTTACGACATCGAGCGGATGTGTTTGCCGCATGAATTGTCTAAGATATTGCTCGTCGTTTTCCTTGAAGGTATTTATTACGGATACGCCTACGAGGATGAGGATGACTTCTTCTTTAACAAACTGGATCAGCGGCATTGTCGGCATGTTAAAATTCAAGACGGGATTTATAATGTTGAATTGAACATGAGCGCGATTGATTCGTCTAATCTTTCGACCTTCCCGCCGGAAGCGCGACAAGCGTATGCCGATTATCTTGAAGATAACAAAAAGGTGCCGGGAAGTACGGTGTGGTTTAGGCTTGACCCAAAGAAAGCGGTCTGCGTTAAGATGGATGAATTGATTCCCTACGTTGTCCCGTTTTTCATCTATCTGTTTCCGAATATTTTGAACATCGACGATTTCAAGCAACTCCAAAAGAAACGCGCCGAGATTGACAATTACCGCATCATCACGATGTTGATACCTCTCCGAAAAGACAGCGGCGTTGAGGATGATGTGGCTCTGAGCGGAGATTTGGTTGAGGATAACGTTAGCGTCGCCGCCGAAGCGACAGACCGAACCATCGCGATAATCCCGACGGTTCTGGACACTAAGGCGATTGAGTTCAAGGAAAAAACCAACGACAGGGACAATGTGAAATCGGCGACAGAACAGCTTAACACCGAGTCCGGTGTTAACGGGCAGTTATTTAACGGCGGCAATTCCGCGAGTTTGGTGATGTCTATTGAGAACGACGCTTCCTTAATTTATGCCCTTTTGCGCCAAATCGAGAGATGGATTAACCGGCGCGGCAAATTGAAGCGGCTGAACGGCAAGAACTATCAATTCATGTTCAAGTTTCTTCCGATAACTGTTTACAACAGAGATAAGGTTGTGGATCGGTATTTAAAAGCCTGTCAATCCGGCCTCCCTATGAAAAGGACGCTTGGGGCGGCGCTCGGTTTGAACCCGCTCCGTCTCATCGGGGCTGACTATCTGGAAAACACCGTGCTTGAACTCGGAAAGGATTGGCGACCTTTGACCACAAGCCATACGCAGAGTTCGTCAACGGATAACGCCGGAAGGCCAGAGAAAGACTTAGATGACTTGTCGCCGGAAGGCGTACAGACTCGCGAAGTTGACGGCAACAACGAAGATAGTCGGAGGGGGTAACACACAGTTACAAATAACTTGTAAGAAGTTATAAATCTCACAGGTTATTATGCGACGAAAGCCTCGCATGTAGAGCAATCTGCATGTAGCGGTACGATAAACGTACCCAACACCACATCAATTGCTGGCAATCCCTAAAGCCATGCTGACCACAACGTAGCGATGAAACAAGCGCAAGCGTGACGGTTACGAAAGTAGAAAAAACAGCATGGATGGCATAAGGTTAAATCCTAAGTGTCAGTGAGCGAAGCGCTTTAGCGCGAACGAACAAACCGTTCGTGAGCGAAGCGTTTTAACGCAAGCGAACTATTCGTGAGTGAAGCGCTTTAGCGCGAACGAACAATGGGTCTTCAGCAGCTTATCCTCGAACAGAGGACAGTTCAACGACTATTCCCCGTGAGGGAGGTAGGCTCAAGTGAGTCGAAACGAGTGGCCCCTGTATCTTTTACAGGGTGAAGATATAGTCTGCGCTCATATGAAAGTATGAGGAGTTCGCGAGTCATTTCCTCCAAAATGTTTGGAGGGAAAGCCTTTGTGAACCGGCACGGATTAACGACCCGTGTTGAACACGCGTAAAAGTAGATAAGAAGTCATAAAAGATTAGAATTTTTACACAGATAAACTTAGCGGGACAGCGCCGACGGGCGTTTTTTGATTGCTGGTAACAATCAAAATTACCGCTATTTTTATACCCAACCTTTTGCCAGAAGGGAGGTGATACAACGATGATAAAAGGTTGCAAAACAAGGTTATTCCCAACAAAAGACCAGGAAGAAAAACTATGGGAACATATTCACGCGGCGAGGTTCGTGTGGAACTGGGGACTTGATTACGAGATGGAATTGTTCAGGAACGGCGAAAAACATTTGAGTGCGTATTCGCTCAGAAAGGTTTTGACGCGAGCCAAGAAAACAGAAAAACTCGCTTGGTTGAACACCGTTTCATCTCACACTTTGTCTATCGCGCTTTTGGATTTAGGAGCGGCGTATGATAGATTTTTCGCCAACAAGCCCGCGAAATTCTCGAAAAGGAAAATCGAGAAAGCGGCGAGAACAGGCAAAAACCTATCGCCATACGCTCTTGAAAAACATCCAAAATTCAAAAGCAAAAAGGGTAACAAGTTCAAATTCCCTGTCCGGCACGACTCCGTTTATTTCACGGACGGATGTGTAAACATAGAAAAAATAGGCAAGGTCAAATACCGAGGTGACAGAGATTTGCCGCAGGGCAGAAACGCCTGCAAGGTGGCTAATCCAAGAATCAAATTTGAGAACAACAAATGGATTCTGTCATTCGGTATGGAGCGCGACAATCAAGCGCCGATTCTTACCGACAAATCTCTTGGCATTGATTTGGGAATAAGCGAATTAGCGGTAGCGTCTTTTGGAGGAGAAAAGATTGTGTGCCACAACATCAACAAGTCTAAGCGCGTAAGAACCCTTGAACACAAGAAGAAACACGTTCAGCGGGTTATCAGCCGGAAGTATAGAACGAACGGCAATTATGCAAAGACCAAAGGTGTTGTGAAATACGAAGCCATTCTCCGAAAGATTGATTCTAAACTATCCAATATCCGTAAAAATTACACACACCAAACCACTCACAGATTCACGTCTCTCCTACCCTGCCGGGTCGTCATGGAAGACTTGAATGTACAAGGTATGATGAAGAACTGGCATCTGGCGAAAGCGATTCAGCAACAGTGCTGGTCGGAATTTATCAGGCAGATGAAGTACAAATGTGAGTGGAGCGGAATTGAGTTTGTTCAGGTTGGCAGATTTTATCCGAGTAGTAAGACTTGTTCTTGTTGCGGGGAAATCAAGACCGATTTGAAACTCAAAGACCGTGTGTTTAGGTGTGACTGCGGATTGGTGATAGACAGAGACTTCAACGCCGCTATTAACCTTGAAAGGTATGATTCGCCAAAAGTTAAAGAGCAATCAGCCTAGCGATTTCGTTGTATCGCTAAACGCTGTGGAGTGTTATACAAACCGGAGTAGCTTCGGCGGAACGGGACACTATGAAGCAGTGAATAAAGTAAAAATTATAAGGTTTTATGATTTCTTGTAACTTTTACGCAACGGATGTGATGCAAGGGTTTGTTAAGGTAATT